AAGCAACAGCAAGTGGTGTAAATTATGTTGGTTTTCAAGCCCCTGCAAATATAGTAAGTGATATAATTTTTACTCTTCCTAACTCAGGCCCTACTATTCCGGGGTATGCTCTTAAGTCTGATTCTTCTGGAGTTCTTAGTTGGGGCAACGCAGGAGGAGCCACAGGTTCAGGAACAGATGATATTTTTTACGAGAACTCTCAAAACGTAACGGGTAGCTATACTTTAACTGCAAGTAAAAATGCTTTGACAGCAGGACCCGTGACTATTAACTCCGGCGTTACGGTTACAATTCCTTCAGGTTCTGCCTGGGTGGTTGTTTAATCATGCCTATCGCAATCAACGGCAACGGCACCGTAGCGATCCGCGAGAAATACGCCCTGATCCAAGACGTGATCGAAGGCGCGTCTACCCCTGACGAAATCAAGACCGCCCTGGAGATGAACAAATGACCTTACGTCTCAACGGCAGCACATCGGGTTACACCGAGATCGACGCTCCGACGGTGGCTGGGTCAAACACGCTGCTGTTGCCTGCTAGTAATGGCAGTGCATATCAATTTGTTAGGAATGGCGCTACGGCTGGCACATTGGAATTTGCCAGTACCATTACATCTGGCACTGCCGTTGCATCAACAAGCGGCACGTCAATTGACTTCACTAGCATCCCGAGCTATGTGAAGCGGGTGACAGTAATGTTTGATGGGGTGAGTACGAATGGGACAAATAATCTTCAGGTCCAGCTTGGGGACTCTGGTGGTATTGAAAACAGCTCATATGTTGGCCAAGTGAGCATTGTTACTGGTTCGGTTAATACGCTTGCATACAGCGCCGGGTTTCTTTTAACTCAACAAAATCCTGTGGCGGCAAGCATTTATTCCGGCGCAATGACAATCACGTTGCTAAATTTGTCAAGTAATATGTGGGCGGGAACTCATACTGTGGGAGGTGGTAGCGGAGTCAATTTTGGAGGTGGCGTTAAATCTCTTTCCGGCACCCTAGATCGCGTCCGCATCACCACGGTTTCTGGCACCGACACGTTCGATGCCGGTTCAATTAACATTCTTTATGAGTAACCTCATGGAACGTATAGAAGTTAACGTGATTACCGGCGAGCAGAAGATCATTCCCCTCACTGAACAGGAAATTACAGAAATCCAATCTCGCCCGCAACCTGAATCTATCCCAGCGCTAACCGCACAGCAAAAACTAGAAGCTGCTGGTTTAACCGTCGCTGAACTTAAGCAATTGCTTGGCCTAGAGGTAGCCCCATGAGCACACTATCCACCACCAACCTCAAGAATCCCAGCTCCGGCAGTAACAACCTTGTCCTCAATAGTGATGGCTCTATTGGCGGCACCGCATTAGCTAGTACCTCAGATGTTAATGGTGTAAATACCACTGGCACCGTTACCGCTAGCACCACTAGTTTGGTTGTTGCTTCAGCTACTGGTATTATTGCTGGTATGTTTGTTGTAGGTGAAGGGATTGTACCAGGTACAACAGTTAGCAGTATTGCAAGTACTACGGTAACGCTTAGTGCCAATGCAAACACTACGTTAAGTGCTGATCCTGTTGCTTTTTATAGCGCCAGCAAGATACTTACTCCTGCGGTAGTTGGGAGTCAGCTATGCCGCGCATGGGTAAATTTTAACGGCACCGGCACTGTAGCGATTCGGGCTAGTTTTAACGTAAGCAGTATTACAGACAATGGATCTGGAGACTTTACGGTGAACTTCACTACGGCGATGGTGGATGCGAATTATTCGTGCTTAATAATGGGGGGAAGAAGCGCGAATGATACGATAGATCTATGTACTGCTAATATATCTTCTCAGACGGCTCCTACAACATCCGTAGTACGCATAAGAACATTTAATCCAGGCGTTGGTTATTTCGATTTTGACTACACCAGCGTCTCAATCTTCCGCTAACCCCACCCACCACCATGACCAACCAACGCATCATCTACAGCAACACCGACGGCACCGTTGCCGTGATCGTCCCTACGGAGTCAGTTGAACTGGCAGCAAAGGACGTGCCACCCGGCGTCCCCTACCAGATCGTTACCACTGATGACGTACCAAGCGACCGCACATTTCGTGGTGCATGGGTGATGGGTGATTGCTGCATTGAACACGACCTAGGTAAGTGCCGCGATATCGGCCACGACAAACGCAGGGTGCAACGCGCTGAGGAGTTCAAGCCGTTTGATGAGATCATTGCTAAGCAAATCCCAGGTGCTGATGCGACCGCCGCTGAAGCAGCTCGTCAAGAGATCCGCGACCGGTACAGCAAAGTTCAGGAGGCTATTGACGCTGCTGAAACTCTTAATGAAATCAAGGCGGCACTAGGTAAGTAGTCCTATACACTAATCACATGACTGATCAACATCCAATCACCCCATCCTCTGAGCTGGTGGAGCAGTGGGAAGCCGAAACAGCTCACACAACTAAAGACGAAATGTGGCATGTGGCTGTTCAAGCCGCCAAATGGGGTGCCGACCAGGAGCTAGAGGCGTGTTGCTCTGAGATTCAATGGCTCAAATCCGCATCAGCCGCCATGAAACTTCGCGCAGCCCGCCGCCCCGTGGATTTCGACGGGTTTGCTCAGTAGCCCGGTCGACTGATGATAAGCTGTCACAATTCAAATGAGCAAACCTCGGGATAATGCTTAAAAGATTTTGTAGCTATTGCAGCAAAGAAAAACCACTAAACAAAGAACATTTTCAAGTAATTAAAACGTTTAAACAAGGCTATTCTTTTTGTTGTTTAAATTGTAATGAGCAAAATAAAAACCCAAAAACAAAAAAGAAAGACCAAAAGTTTCTTAATGAAAAATTAGAGGTTAAAATACAACATCGCGATCTTGAAGAGTTAGTAAATATCCTAGGGTATTACAAAGGAATGGTTGAATCTTCTGAGGAGCATGAGGTATCTACAAACAATATAAATCGCATACTTGGTAAAATAAAACACGAATTAAACAAACACAATTAGTATCAAATGACGCCCCAACAAAACGACGTACTTTTGGCAGCTGTTGATCTGATGAATGGTGGAATGGATATGGAAGAAGCATTTGGCTGTTACCGAGTCATTTCCCAGTACGTTATGAATACAATTCCACCAGACGCTGAGGAAGTTTACGACCAAATAAAACAGGTAGGTAATCCTCTATTAAAAAATTAAGTTAGAATAGACGTAGTTACCTCACAATTATGTTAACGATTCTTGGGTTTAAAATCTCGTGGGAAGCTCTACTCTTCTTTTCGTTGTTTATTGGCTCAGAAGTGATCGGACTTAGCAAATTACGTCAAAATAGCGTAGCGCAGCTTTTTATAAGAGGAGTGCGTATTCTTAAAAACTTCAGAACCGAAGATGACAAAATTGAAGAGATAAAAAAGAAATTTTATTGAATTGAAGAGTCAACTGGTACTTTTTTGTAGGTAGAATAGATTAGTCGGAATGTTGGTTTGACCGCCTCCGAAGATGATTTAGTTTTTAATCTTTCTTGTTTACAACGTAGGACTGCACGTAAAAGATTTCGTAAAGATATACTTGAAGCTTGGGGAGACGCCTGCGCGTACTGCGGATCTGATCGCGCCTACACCCTGGATCACATAATTCCCCGAGCGCGTGGCGGCCCAACGAAACGAGGAAATTTATTAGCGTGTTGCCCAACCTGCAACTTACAAAAAAGCGACGAAGAATGGTTTACATGGTTCCGCCAACAATTTTTTTGGACCGAGGAACGAGAAAGCGATATATGGAATTGGCTTAGTTACAATCATGAGCAAAGCATTGCTGCACGAAATTACGAAGAATTGTGTAGAAAACCGTTAAAACTGTCTGCTTCGCCAGAAGTCGAAAATGAAGTAGAATAAGACTAAATTTTTAAAATTCATGGTACGCAGGAATTTAGACGACGCTCGTGATTTTAGTCGTTCCGTTTCGCGTCTAACTGACCTAGTTTCTACTGCAGATATTGGGGAAAACGATGTTTTTTTAGTCCTAGATACGACTGAAATTCAAGCTGACGCCCAACCTAAGCAAGTAACGTTGAGCGGCGTGGTGAACTCCATGAGCACCCTACCAGTTTTTGCGCGGGCTGTACAAACCTCGCACCAATACGGCGCTTTTTTTGATACGACATTTCAAAATAATGTATTGGCAACTGGTGTAAATATAATGACACTTAATTCCGTGTCTTCTACTGACGGAGTTACTCTGGTTTCTGGTTCACGGATGGTCGTACCTTTATCTGGAGTTTATGATGTTCAGTTTTCTGCTCAACTAATTAAAACAGATGGGGGAACAGACGAAATAGATATTTGGGTTGTTCAAAATAATCAAAATGTTCCGTATACAAATACACGGGTAACTTTACAAGGAGGTAACGCAAAAAGCGTTGCCGCGTGGAATTACTTTGTTAATGCGGGCGAAGGAGATAATATCCAGTTAGCTTGGTCTTCTGCAGATGTAAATGTCAAGATTGCCGCTTACAGCGGTTTAACAAACCCAACAAGACCTGACATCCCTTCATTAATTGTTACAATTAATCAAATATCCTAAGTATTTTATCTTTTGTTAAGAATAAGCTGGTCTAGCTTGTCGTTTATCGAACGAAGCCAAGTTCTAATGTCATTTAATTCGTCATTTAAATCGGATTTTAGAACAAAATTTATGGGTAATTCTTCAAGTTTCCTTTCGATATAAGAAAGCCGCTTTTTTATATTTTCAAAACGCGCATTTAAAACTTGTTGGCGCTGCTCATGAAGCCAGGTAAACAGGGCAACACCAGCGCCAACACCTGTTAGTATAGTGACAAGCATTGTTTTGCCGGGTAGATCTCTACGTCAGTCTAACTACAAAATTAAAAGAGCCATGCTTACGAATACCGAGTAGAATATGGAAAGTTAGACCTGTCTGCCAAATGTCGCAGTTTACTAAAAATTTAGAACTGGATGTAGTCCTTGCTAGTGGTGTATCTACAGGCGGACTCCAGCGTGACACTTCGACACATTTCGACCAGCGACGAGTCGTTAGTAACAGCGGCGTGGTTGTAGATAATCAGACCTCTAGAGAGTATGTTGCAGATGGCTTTTACTCAATATCAGATTATTATCCCCTGACTTTAAATGCAACTGGAATCCTTCAAGTAAACATTCGAAATATAAATAGTGTTGGTAATGTTGCGATCTTAAATGGTTCCGGTAGTTTGATTATAGAAGCCAAACCTTCTAAACTAAGCGCACGTAATAATGCGGTAACTACGACTACAATTAACGCATCCGGTGCTCACTATATGTATGTAGCACTAAAGGGCCGCAGTGGTTGTGAGTATCGGGTTGGAGTTGATGTTTATTAAACCATGAAAATATCCTCAACCGGATTAACGCTGATTAAAAAATTTGAAGGATGCGAACTTACGGCATATCAAGATATTGCTGGGGTTTGGACTATTGGTTATGGGCATACGGGCTCGGATGTAACACCAGGTAAAGTAATTTCGGCGATAGAGGTTGAGGAGCTGCTGCGTAAAGATGTAAGTTTTTTTGAAAAGGGGGTTACCGAGGCGCTAAAAGTTCCCGTCAACCAAAATCAATTTGATGCCCTTGTTA